TTATCAACTTTCTTAGGCATTATACCTCCCTAAAAGAATGGGTGGAGAGCCGAAGCCCCCCACCCAAACCATTATTAGTAACCGAGGTCGTCGTTACCGTCAACCTTAATACCAGAGATAACAATCTGGTTTGAACGCTTTGTAGCGCCAAGGTTCATGTAGCGGACCATAACAGCCTCGTAAGCATCAACATTAGATACCTGACGAAGCGTATTACCATCACCATCAAGGAAGTGGAAATCCTGATCCGAGAATACCTTAAGAGTAGACTCGTCAAGAATGTACATCTTCCCATACGGAGCCTCAATGTCAGCGATTAGCGGCATACCCGCGTACTCAAGGACAGAGAAGCCAGCACGGAACTGTGTCGGTTCCGTATAACGAACCTGATCCTGCAACAGCGAGTAAAAGTCACGCTGAATACCAAGACTCGTCAGGATAATCGACGGCATTGCACCCTGTAAGCGCACAAGGTTCATAGCCTTCTGCACCAGATCCAACGAAACACCCAACTGAGTACCCGAAACGTCGGGATCAGTATCCGTAGAACCATCAAGCGCAATACGCTGATTGTCCCACCAAGTGTTGCTAGAAGATGTCACCGAAATACCACCAAGCGAGTTGGTTGTATTAGTCGAAACGATACGCTGAAGACCATCGACCTCGTTCGACAGACGATTAGCGTCGGACGGGTAAGTACCATCAGAAATAGCACCCGCACGAGCGACACTAAACGAAGCCTCAGAAGCATTACTAGCCTCAAGACCCGTCGTTGCCAGCGTAATCGAAGGCGTTGCAATATTAATGGCACTAATCGTAAGAGCGCCACCACCAGACGCAAGTGCGCCAGTCTCATTCAACACATCAATCTTCATACCAATATACAACTGACCCTTACGAATAGCCTCAGCATTATCAAGCGTAACAACCTGCACACCACTACCAGAAGCAGCAATAGCAGCGACACCAGCAATAACACCAGTACCATCGCCATACACCTGACGCGCAAGATCCTTACGAAGATCGTTACGAACACCATCCAACTCGCCCTTAAGGATCTGAAGGAAAGCACCCGCATCCGACTTCGACTTAGCCATAGACGGACCCGAAACCTGCACACGACCATACAGGTACTTCAGATCATACACAGCCTTATCGTAAGTCTGCGATCCCGCTGCCGGAAGGTCAGCCAACTCGCCACGAGCACCAATGCCCGTCGAACGATTTGTGTGAAGCGGCACATAAGCACGCTTACCCACAAGATCCTCACTACGCGCCTCAAGACGCGACAACAGCAGAACCTCATTGTTCAACTGCTCATTAACGGGACCCATGTAATACTCCTTCAGAATATTACCAATAGTCCCTACATTAGCACCATCATAAGCCATAAAATCACCTCATAGTTAGGAAATACTACGAAGCGCTTCCATTGCAGCCTTATGCGCCTCATCCACAGAACCAAAGTCCCGCGCAGGAGTCGAAAAAGGAGTATTAGGAGCAGGAGTAGCACCATGCGGTACCGTTTTAGCCTTCAAATACGAACCAAGTAGACGCTGCTGAATAGCATGATACTGCTGTTGAGCAGCCATTAAATCACCATCAGTAGCATAAGCAAGCGAATAAACCGCTTCCATATCATCATCCGTATAATCAGGATTCGTAGTACGAATAGTATTCTCCACAGCCTCTAACTCCATAAGAATACTCTGCTGCTCTTGTGAATCCATCATTTCTTGACGAAACTCACGCATCTCCCGCAACTCTTGTTGCAACTCAACCGGAAGCCCCTCATAATTATTATTATCAACAATAGGAGCATTATCCATAACCTGTTTTGCCGAATAACCAAGTTCCTCTAACCGCGCTTGAATACCCATAGCCACCTCACCGGCAAACTCTGGATCATTATTCATTCGCTGCAAGAGACTAACAGCCTCTAACGCTTCAGTAGGATCAACGCCCTGTTCAGAGAACGACTCATAATTTCGTCGTAACTCTGCAATTTCCTGAGTCTTACGAGTATAATCAGCCTGCATAGACTTGTATACCGTCTGCATATCCTCAGGAAGAATAGTCGGATCAAAAGCAGTAAAGGATTCAACCTCGGGTTGATTGTCCTCGTGAACCTCATCAATCGACTCAAAATTACCCGCCTCATCCGGCAATTCTGCTGAAAGCGCGGCAACCGCACTCTCCATATCAATATCACTCATCGTGACTCCTATCAAACAAACGACTCCAGTTTATTCTGGTTGGTCGCTATTAATTTCAACACTACTAGCCTCAATAACTACAACCTCAGACGCACGATCCTCAGCAGCAGCAACAAGGCCCTCACTAAACCCACTCATCAACTCGCGCATATCCTCCTTAGAAGGAAGCGTATGCACAGTCTCAGTCCGCTTAGTAGCAAGACCATTAGCAAGCCTAATCTTATCATCCATAATACCCACAACAGTAGCAATAGCACTCAACTGCTTAACCTCAGCCTGAGGAATTAACTCCTCCAACTTCTGCATCGCAGTCTCACGCACACTACTCGCATGAGCAACAAACTCGTACACATTATTAGCAATCTTCTGACTAAGATTATCCGGCGGACCATTCTTCTCCCAATCCTTACCCCAATAAGAGATAGTAGAAACAGGAATACCAGTCTCACGAGCAGTCTGACGAACACTCTTACCATTACTAATCCAAATTACATAAGCAGCCGCTTTAGAATTATCATCCCACTCAACCCGAGTCTTAGCCATTACTCATTGCTCGCTCAGTTAACGTATTAGCCGTTTTCTGATCAGCGAGTGCCTGATTGCCCTGTAACTTCTGCAACAACTCCATCTGATAATCTTCCATCTGACCACCAGCACCACCCTCAGCATTAGGCTTATCCTTATTATCAATAACCACAGTGTCAAGCGGCGGCTCCAACAACTCTTGCGGAGTAACTTCCTTAACACCAGCCTGATTAAGGATCTTAGATCCAACAGTCGGACCAACAGCACCACGCAACTGAAGACTAACCTTCGGAGCGTCACCAGTCGGATTAGCCTCAGCCTGCATAGCCGCCTGAGTAAACTCAAAATGCTTATAGAACTGATCCTTAACCTCACTAGGCATACTCTCAAACTCTGCACTCTTCATAAACGAAGCGTGAGTCTCCAAATGCGCCGCCTTATTCTCATAAGCCAACGGTTGCAAACCAGCCTCAACACTCTGCTGCAACAACTGGGGATCCACCTGACCACCCTCCATCATACTCATCATAAGTTGCTCCTGAGCCTGCTTAGCCGCCTGCTCATTAATAATACCACCATCCATCAACTTATCATGCTCACGCATAGCCTGCTCCTCATCCGCCTCAAACTGCATCTGAAGACCCTTAAAATCAGCCATATCCATATACTTATAAGCCTTAGTAGGCGACAAAATACCCATCTGCAATAATTGCATAACCCGCGCCTGCTTACCCGCTCGCGTACGAGGAAGACCAGAACCAGCCTCAACCTGAACACTAACACCCTTAATAAGATCAGCATCCTCAAAACGCTCAACCTTAGGCTTAGAACCAGAACCAGTAATAATCATAGTACGCGGCTCCTGATAATACTCCTGAGCCAACTGAAGCATAAGATTACCACAACGCTCCAACGCCTTCTCCATAAGCATAATCTGCGGAGCAAGACGATCCGTAGCAGCCTCTTGCAGAAGATCAATAGCAATACCAGCCTCAACATTAGGAGGCACACTACCTTCCATAATCTCATTCAAACCAAACGTATCCTTAAGCCGCACACCAAGATCTTGCAAATGCTCAAACACATACGAAGGCAAAGAAGGAATCGGAATAGACTCTGGCACCTTACCAGCCACAGGATTATACTCAAAAATAGCCCCCGGCTCATCAGTAAGACGCTGACGCAAAGAACCAACCGGAGCCAACATCTGCGGCTTCAACGTAAGATTCTTATACTCAATCATCTGACTAAGAGTACGATTCAACTCTTTCTGAAGAGGGATAGCCTGCTCAACAACACTAGAATCCCACAATTGTCCCGGCACACGCATACCCGGAAACTTCACCAACGGCAACTCCTCAAAAGGATAAGGCCACGGCGCATCATACAACACAATACTAGGATCCTTAGTAAACACCACAAAACGACCATCAGGATACTTACCACCCGGACAAAAATAGCCATAATAGACAAGACGAATATTCTCCTTCGTCTTACCACCAGCATTAAACGCGCCCGGAAGAGTCTCATCAGGATACTTATTAATAGCATTAGCCTTAAGCGTAATATTATAACGATCCCGAATCTCATCAGGACTCATAGGATGCACACAAAACGCATACTTACAATCTTCAAACACAGAAGCCGCATCATCCAACAACACATCAAAAGGCGACAAAACATCAACACGAATCTCACCCTCATAAATACGCTTCTCAAACTGATCCGAATCAACACCCATAACCTCAAGATTCTTCTCAAAAAAATGCTTAACCATAGGATCAACAATAGGCTGCCCACTAGGATCAAGCATAACCTTCATACCCGGACCAGCCTTATCATCCCAACTAACCTTCCAAAAACCATTACCCGCAATAATACTCCACATCATCGCCTCTTCACGCTTCTCAGTCAAATGAAGCGAACTCCACCAATACTCAAGAAGATTCTCAGCAACCTGCGAAGCCTTCTGAGCCTCAAACGAAGCCTGACCCGGAGTAGCAAAAAACTGTGGTTTAGACTTAACAAGACGCGACAACAAAGACTGCGTATTAGGGGCAATCTGATTAGAAACCAGACGCACACGATAACGCGGCTTATCCCCATCCTCAGTAGGAAGCGACTCCATACGACGAGTACGCTTATTATAAAACACGTACTGCTTCCCCTTATAAAAAGAAAGATTTAACTTCCACTGTCGTTCCATCTCATCCCGCTGACGCTGAAGTTCATCGACACGCTTAACGAGACTAGCCGCCGAAGCAAAACCAGTAGGAACATCATCACCCATACTATCAACACTAGTCTCAGCCAATACAAGCCTCCCTAAACGAATTCAATATCAGAAGGACTCAAACCCGCCTTCTCTAACAAATCATTATACTCAGCAGGAGAAATAAGTCCTGTTCTTAACGCCCAATCAGCGTCCTGCTCATCCTCACTAACCCTTAACTGCCCCATTGGAACTTCGCTTAACGGTCTTGCGCCCTCTAACCTTAGGCTCTCCAACCGCAACCTCTCCTGCTCCAACTCCAGCATCCTCATCGACCACTCGCGGTGCAGGCTCAGAAACTCCAACACTAGACTCGTTAGACTTTGCGTCTCCTCGGCCAGTAATTGTCCATCCCGCCTTCTCCACCAATTCAACAAGAGTATCCTCCTTAATAAACCTAGTCCTAGTCTTACGAAACCACAAACTATCACGCGAAGCATAACCAGTATTAATCACACGATCATTAAGATTCATACGCTCGCCAGTAATCGCATCAGCGGCATACGTCGTACCCATACGCTTAAAATTAGACATTACCACATACTCCCCATAAACTCGTCAATATAACGATCCTCCTTATTAGCAGAAGGTCGATCCAACAACACCCAATCAGGCAAATTAGAATTATAACTAGGCGAATCATCCATCAACTCGCCCAACAAAGCCCCAGCAGTCCTCAAAGCAATCTCCATACTATCCAAACAGTCATCCTTAGGCTTCTGAATAGCAGAATCATAATCAACCCACTCCTGAATAAAATCAACATGATCTTTCTTAATCTTAACCTTACCAATCCTAAACAAAGGACTCATAGCAAGAATACGCTCCCACTTCTTACCCTTAGCAAACATAGGTACCACAGGAGGCATACTCGTAAGACGCTCAGTCTGCTGCACAAGAGCCGCCTGATACGCATTAGACTCAATACCAATAATCTCAGGCTTAAAACGAAGATAATACTCTTCAATCTTAAGTAGTTGCTCTGCGAATGGGATTCGCGCCGCATACTGCTCTAGTAGAAACACCTCGTTAGAGTCTGCTACCCCAATAATTGTGATTACAAACCTGTCCGCGTTGGCAGATAGGCTAATCGCTGGGTCAACTCCCATGTATTTACGCAGTTTTAGCGGTTTTCCTTCCGAATCTAGCAAATCTTCGCTTGTATAATAGTGAAGCCAATCTCCGGCTAGGTCTTTGCCTGCCATGCTGTCAAAACTCGCCATGTACTCTTGTGCGAATAGCAGTGGATGATATCGGGACTTCACGTATTCCCATTCTTGTTTGCGAAAGTAAGGATTATCAATGCTTCTGTATTCTACGCGACTATTATTCTCGTCTTTGCGAGAGTCTGCGGAGAAGAATTCCTCGTAAAACCAGTTTTTCTGGTTTGGCGTGGTTGTTGTGATTAGTAATCCTTGTTTATCTGAGAGTGATGGGCGGATAACGCCCCAAGACTCCTCATTTTTGATGAATGCGGCCTCGTCCATCCATAGGATGTCTAGTCCAGCACCACGAAGAGACTGTGGGTCTTCGGCTGATTTGAATTCTACTAGTGTACCGTTAGCGAATTCGAAGCGAAGGCCGCCTTTGTTCTCTTTTACTTCTTTACCAATTGTAAGTCCCGCTTTAATACACGCTTCGCGGAATGTTAAATACGATGGACGACCCACCTTATACGAGGCGGATAGCGCCCAAACCCATAAGGGCTGGTCGCTCTTGCGTCCATGTGCATCCAAGTGGAATTGTTCTGGATGCAGACAATAAAAAAGTACTTCCCAAGCAGCAGAAAGAGTTTTTCCACCGCGCCGCCCCGCTACCAAGTGCCTGAATCGCGTCAGATTAGCACCATTCTTGTCACAATGAAACAATACTTGATAATAGTGTGGTGCGTATCCTTTGGATAAGAACCAGCCTAGTTTCTCTGGGAATTCTAGGATCGTATTTTCTAATTGTTTAGCATTAAACTTCTTGTCTGCATAAGTATAGTTTCCCACGAGTGCTCCTTAATGGGGTCGGTGTTCTCCGCATTTGGGACATTTAGAATAATACGCGGGGTGTTCTAGGTTACATGTGTGACAATACCATGGTTCTTTTCGTGTTTCTTTTACGATACGGCGGGGTTGTACGTTAGAGCCAAACATGCTAATCTCCTAAGATTTAATAATATAATTAAGCGTGATATAAGGCGCAGTAGAAATATTACTAGTATTTGTGCTAGGCCCATTAGAAGTTAATTGACCAGAACCACTAGTATTACCACCAATATCAAGTCCTCCAGCAAAAACATTACCAGTAGCATTATTAACAAGGCTCAGACCGCCACCATTCCAAGTATTAGTCCAAGACTCACTGTTACTAGAATACTGGCCATACCAAACATTTTGAGTAGAAGGAATAAGTTTAGTAAACAAATCACCATTACCATGCGAGTGATCATTAATAGTATGCGTATGATTACCAAGATTATGCGTATGATTAGGCGTACGATTAGCAACCGTATTCTCGCCCTCAGTATCATTCAAAGCATTAACATCAGCATGAGTACCAATACCAACAATCGAACGTCCCTGCAAATCAGGAACACCAAGATAACCCAAAGGCTGCAACAAATCATACAAAGGAGAACCAGCAGACAACGACAAACTAGCCCAAGTAGCACCATTACACAAATACCAACCATCAGGAGCAGTAGCAGCAGCAAACGGCATCAATGAACCAACAGGAGTATAATAACCACTATTACGCATAGTATTAGCAAAATCAACCAAATCCTGCATAGCATTCTTAACATCAACAAACTGAGAAGCCAACACATCCGCACCCGCCTGAACACCCGCCAAATCAGCCACAGCATTACTCGCCGTAGTAGCCAAATCAGACAAACCACTAGTCAACGCATTAGACTGAACAGCCACACAACCACCCCCAAAACAAAAATAGAATAAAAAAAAACAACCCCACACCATATATAACACCACCAACACCAACAATCGGACATCAAAACACAAAACTTAACACAACCTTAATAATATAGTACCAAACTAAGCCAAAACCAAAATGTACCAAAAATATAAACAGTACAATTATATATATGTGGGTGGGTCATAACGGGGGTACGCATATGCATATGTTAGTGTGCGCTAGGCAGTTTTGACTAGGAGCCTACAGGAGCCTAGTACCAGAACTATGTAGTATTTGACACCATATTTTACGATTGACTTAGGTATTATATATAATACCTATTAGTACTAGAGTTTACTAGTCAGCACATATACTAAGAGTACATAGTACTCTATAGTATATAATATATATACTACTACAGAGTAGTAGTATACTTATACCAACTATGTTGGTATTCTTTATAGTCCCAACTACACACTCTCTATCTATTACTAGTAATAGTAGATAGTGTATGATTAAGCCAAATACTACTACAATCGTAGATTGTGTAGTATTGTACACTTAGACTACTTTGTAGTCTATTTTTCTATCTTTATAGTTAGTTACTAAATAGGTGACTTTGTCACTATTTAGTCTAACTTATGAAG